TCTCTCTGCATAGACTTGTAACGGTAGCCATAAGACTTGCCACCGCCTAAAGCCTTGCGCTGTTCAAGGTTCCTAGCTATAGAACTTTCGGAAGGGTAGACGGAAGATACTTTAGTGAAGCCCTCGACCTCAAAGTGTTCGTTGTAGTTGACTGTGCGACCATCATCCCAAGTTACGGTGCGGTCGTAGTTTGCTGACTTGTGTTCTTTGTTTGCTGTCATGTGGGTATTATACTTTATTTTTTTGAGTGGTGCAAGCTTTCTTTGCTATTATTTTGAATTATTTTGAATTATTTTTTCTTGGACGTATTCGATGACATCGTGATGGAAATCTTCTGCATTGTGAACTCCAGCCTGTAAGGAGCCTACATATTCTTTTCCGTTGTAAGAGAACACTACATCCCAATCAGCCCACTGATCAGGTCGAAGCTCATCAACTATTTCAACGAATTCAATGTTAGAGACTGATGAGGTGGGGACAGACTCAAAAGCTGGGATTGAGGTAATTTCTTTCATGGGCATAGTATAGCACAGATGCCTGACAATTAAAAGCTTTTTTTTGTATTATTTAAACTTTTTTATAGGGGAGGGGTTTTCTCAAAGTTTTTGACTTTTGTGCTTGACACACACAGCGCGGGGGGTGGTGAATACTATAAAGAAGTTATTTTACATATAAAAAGTGTCGGTGCGACATATAATAAAATGAAACTACATGCTTTGGTGTGTAATAGATAAAAACAAATGGCAAAAGATAATAGCTTGTTGTTGGGTCATATTGAATTGACAAAAAAACAAAAAGAATTCTATGACATCATGACTGATGACAAAACACGGATTGTGTTTGTTGGGGGTCCAGCGGGAACAGCTAAGACATTTCTTTCTGTTTATTCTGCATTAGATTTGTATAATTCGGATAAAAACTTAAAAATATTATATTTGAGGAGTGTGGTGGAGAGTGCGGATAGGGGGATAGGTTTTCTGAAAGGGGACATGGATGATAAGTTTGGGCCATACATGGCTCCGTTACTTGATAAGATTGATGAGTTATTAAATAAGCCAGAGAAAGAGCAATTAAAAAACAAAAGGGTACTGGAAGCGGAGCCGATAAACTTTTTGCGCGGATGTACTTGGAGAGAGAAAGTGGTTATTGTGGATGAGGCTCAGAATATGAGTGTGAGAGAATTGACTACTGTGCTTACAAGGATAGGTCGTGGCAGTAAGTTATTTGTGTGTGGGGATAGTTTGCAGAGTGACATTAGGAATAGTGGTTTTGATAGGCTTAAGTCTTTGTTTGAAGACGAGCAGAGTTCCAAAAAAGGGGTGTATAGTGTAGAATTTGGGAAAGAAGATGTGATAAGAGATAAAATTATCAGTTATCTTGTAGAAAAAATTGAATTATTAGCCCAAAATCAATAAAATTTGATATGAATAAAGTTTTCTGTTCTTCCTGCGGCCACAAAAACGTGTACGAGGTGACTAAACCCAAGTTTTGTGCGTCGTGTGGTACGACGATTGGATCGGCTGCTCCTGCGCCAGCTCGCGAAGAAGCTGTTGCTGAAATTGAACGTGAGGAAGAAAGTCCTCGCACCTTTGATTTGAATAAAATGAAAAGGGATGTCATTGCAGAAGCTAGCTCACAACAAACAACTTTAACTGATCTTTGGAAGTCTGCTACTCCCGAAGACGCTAATCGGAGTAGGACTCCTAGGCCAGCACCAAATTTGCCTGATGGTGACGCTATGATCAAACAAAGTCAAGCTGATTGCTCTTCATCTAGAATTCAAGACATTGATGGATAAAAGGTATGAAGACCTTATTCCAGAGATAGAAGAACTTTTAAATAGATATAGAACCAAGTGGCAGCTTAACTCCATAGCTTGGTTGGATTATGACGATGTGTCTCAAATAATCCGCACTCATATCTATAAAAAGTGGCATTTGTGGGATCAGAAAAGGACATTTAAGCCTTGGGCTTCTATGTTGATTAGTAATCAGATAAAGAATCTGATAAGGAACCACTATGGAAACTTTGCTAAACCATGTTTGCGGTGTTCATTTTATTTGGGTGGGGATGAGTGTAGTTTCACTAAGAGTAAAGAGCAGGATGAAGAGTGTGGTGACTTCGCTAAATGGAAGAACAAAAAGCAGAGTGCATTTCACTTAAAGATGCCAGTCTCTTTGGATTCTTTAATATCGGTTAAAGATAGAGTAAACGAAGACGAATTAGATTACGATAAGAAAACGGCTAAGATACATCTTCTGGTTATGGCTGAGTTGAACGACAAGCATAAGGAGATATATAAGCTTTTGTTTATAGACCACATGGATGAAGCGGAGGTTGCTAAGAAGTTCGGGTTTAAGCGAGATACAAGTAAAAGAAAAACACCTAGATACAAACAAATAAACAACCTAAAAAAGAAATTTTACAATATAGCAGCCAAGTTAGTAAAAGAGGAGGATATATAATGATATATGATTTAACAGAAGAACAGAAAGAGGAGATTCTTAAGCTATTTAAAAAGAACCCTGACTTAATGTATATAACCCGAAAGATATTTGATGATGAAGATATTGACGGGAGATCAAAACAGGGTCGTGCAGTTAGGAAATTCTTAGCTGAACAAGACAAAAAAGCAAATACATCACTTGCCCCGAAAGTAGAGCAGGTTCATTTAAACAAAGAACAAAAAGAGTTCTTGATGACTGACAACATTGAGGTCGGCATGAATGCATTAGAGATTGCCCGACTCACCTTCAAGGATCGTGATGTTCAGCCTTTGAGTATGAAGCATAGGGTTATTGTTGATTTCTTAAAAACTTATAGACCAGAGATTGTAGATGACAACGAAATTGTCACAAAGGAGAAGTGGAATCCACCTAAATCTATAAACAGAGCAATTGTCAAGATCAACAACTTCTGCGGCACTCGTCTAGAGGAACTAAACCTCCAAACAAAACAAAAGAAACTAGTAGAGCAATTAATTCTTTATTTTAAAAGCCCTCGCTTTAATCATTTTATTAATCAGTATGCAACTCTAGCTGACAGAAACTTATTCGAAAGCGAGTTCGTTCGTGCTATTTGGGATAAGCCTGACCTCACTAACGACGAGTTGAATCTATACGTGACTGTATGTGCTAACTACGTGCGCCAGAAACATATCCAGATGCGTATTGACAAGCTTAATGCACTACTGGACGACCAAGACAACGAAAGAGACATCACAATGCGTCTGACGGAGATTATCAAGGCCACCAGTGAAGAGCTTAACCAGTGCGAGAAGCGCATCGAATCTCTAACGAAAGACTTGAATGGATCTAGAACTGCAAGACTGAAAGCTAAGGGTGAAGAAAATGGATCTATCTTCGCTTTAGTTGAAGCCTTCCAAGATCGAGAAGAAAGAGATCGTATGATTATGATGGCTGAACTTCAAAACAAATTAATTGAAGAAGAAGCTGATAGACTAGAGAATATGGATGACTATAAAGCAAGGATCTTGGGGATATCCAAAAAAGAATTATTATGAGTGAATTTGTTTGTAGGGTATGTGGCAAGTCTTTCGATAATCGCAGAAGCTTCCACGCCCATCTTAAAGCGCATAGTACTTCCATTGGAGAATATTATGTTGAGTATTATGCTAAAAGAGATCTTTATACAAAAGAATTGTTACAGTTCAAGAACTATGACCAATACTTCTCAGAAGATTTTAATAATGTAGATAATTATTTATCTTGGTTGAAAACAACTTCCCCTATCAAAGCGAAAAATTACTTAATCAAATATATCCGCGAGAGGTTTGAGAAGAAGGACGTTAAATTTACCCCACCAGATTTATACTATATGTTGGCTCAAATGCCTAACATCGATTACTATCGAAAAATGTGGGCATCTTACTCTGAGTTCTCTGAGGACTTGGGAATAAAATCTTGGTTTACCAAAAATTTACCCAAAAACTTCTGGGAGCAAGAAAGTCAAGATATGCAAATATTTGTAGATACTAGAGAACAAAAACCTCTTAACTTCGATAATAGTGTAAAGAACAAATTAGACTTCGGTGATTATACTGCCGCTGGAGAATATTACTCAAAAACCTTTATAGATAGAAAAGCTCAAGATGATTTTAGACAAACATTTGGAAAAGATATTGAAAGATTCAGGCGCGAAATGGATCGTTGTGTCCAGTTTGATTCTTACATGTTCATTGTTGTCGAGTCATCTATTGAAAAAATCGAGGAAGAAAACAAAGTATCGAAGTTTAAATCGAACTTAGGTTACTTATGGCACAATGTTCGTAGTCTCATGATAGACTACCCAGAAAACATACAGTTTGTTTTTGCTTACTCAAGAGCGGGTGCAAAGAAAATTATTCCCAAGATACTACATCACGGGCAACGCCTTTGGCACGTTGACGTTCAATATCATTTAGAAAAAAAAGTTCATGGCATGGCAGAAAGGAAAACAGCGGTATCGAAATGATCACTCCGCTACGGAATTTAATAATTATTTAAAAACACTTGAAGGCGATTTGCCTGACGAGGAAGCAAAGTATTTATTATATAAATTCTTAAGAGCTAATATTGCATTTACCTCTGAGCTATTTTTAGGGGTAAAATTATTCCCATTTCAAGCTATGGCTATTAAGGGGATGATGGTATCGGACTATTCGATGTTCGTATTCTCCCGTGGTATGTCTAAGACTTTCTCTACAGCTATTTATGTGTTACTTGAATGTCTACTAAACCCCAATGCTAATATTGGTGTTATTGCAGGTAGCTTTAGGCAATCAAAACAAATTTTCCAGAAGATGGAGGACATCCTTAGCAAGCCAGAGGCAAAGCTTGTAAAAGAATGCGGGGTTAAAATCACAAAAGGAACTGACCAGTGGACCTTGAAAATTGGTAATAGCCGTGCGATAGCCCTTCCGCTAGCTAACGGAGAACGATTACGTGGATTTCGATTTAATAGGATAGTGTTAGATGAGTTCTTAACAATACCAGAAAAGATATTCAATGAAGTTATCATACCATTCCTTGGAGTTGTAGAGAACCCTATTGAAAGGGAGGAACTACATAAACTAGAATCCCGCCTAATCGACAAGGGCGAGCTGAAAGAGAATGAGAGGTATGTATGGCCCAATAACAAACTTATAATACTTTCATCTCCATCCTTCAAATTTGAGTATATGTTTAAGCTGTACAAGAAGTATGAGGGACTTATTCTTGGAGAATTTGATCAAAATAGAAATAATAATGATGATGATGAACAAGCTGCGGATGATGCTTATAGATTAATAATGCAGTTAAGTTATGATTGTGCTCCTACTAGGTTATATGATCAAAACTTACTCAAACAAGCGAAAGAAACTATGTCCGAAATGCAGTTCAAACGAGAGTTTGGTGCTCAATTTGTAGATGAGAGTGATGGTTACTTTAGATTGTCTAAAATGGCGGCTTGCACTATTGCTGATGGAGAATTTCCTGCTGTTGAAGTCGTAGGAAACCCAAGTGATGACTACTTACTTGCTTTTGACCCTAACTGGGCGGGTAACACAAGTGCTGACCACTTCGCTATGCACGTATTTAAGGTTCTGAGGGAAGAACAGAAGGTTTGTCTTGTTCATAGTTATGCTTTGGCTGGAGTGTCCTTAAAAGACCATATGAAGTACTTCCTGTATCTTATAGAATCTTTTAACATTGTTGGGATATGCGGTGACTACAACGGAGGAGTTCAATTTATTAATTCTTGTAATGAAAGCCAGTTGTTTAAAAAAGCTAAGGTTGATATCGGAGTTATAGAGGTGGACTTAGAAAAACCTGATCAATGGCATAATGATATTATGCAGTTTAAGAATCAATACAATCTAAAGGAAAAAAAATACTGTATCTTAAGAAAACCTACAGTTAACTGGATTAGAAGTGGTAATGAGATGTTACAAGCAGCTATAGATCATAAAAGAATACTGTTTGCTTCCAGAGCGGTGGACGATCACTTCGACCAGCAAAGGAAAAAGAATTTACCTATTGATGATATAAAGTGGGATAATAAAATTACAGCTACCTCCAAAGGAGCAAAAATGATCGACCTTCTTGATCAACAGAAAAGTAACATTGAACTTACAAAGTCAGAATGTGCTAACATTGAGGTTACTACAAACCCCCAAGGTTCGCAGTCATTCAATCTACCACAAAACATCCGAAGACAGAAGGGGCCGAATAGAGCGCGTAAAGACTCTTACTCTGCCTTGATCCTAGGGAATTGGTTTGCTAAAGTGTATTTTGATTCTTTACATATTAAGGCTGAGAAAAAACCTACAGCTACATTTATCCCGTTTACTATTTGAAAAGTTTTAAAGTGACTTTTATAACTTTAGTGTAACAATTGTTAGCATGTCAAAGAGGAAGTATACAAAAAGATCTGAATATTGGAATAAGTTTAAAAGTAACGCTCCAAATCATAATTTAGAAGATATTACTAATCAGTCTTTGGCGGAGGAGTTTTCTCCAGAGTTGGTTGGAGAATCTTTGTACGAGACTACGGCTTCTCGCCTTTCTGAGCCAGCAAACCGTTCAGGCTCAAGAACCAATAGTATTACTCAAAGGTATACTAAAAATAGATTTAAAAATATTGACGATGGTCTTCTTCCGTTTGATTACTCTCGTGACTCTGTAGATGTCCGTGATGCTATTCAATTATGCCAAAAGGCTTACTTTAATGTTCCAGCATTTAGAAGCACTATTGACATGCTCTCTGACTTCGCTGATTCTGATTTGTTTTTAGAAGGGGGTTCTGCGAAAGCTAGGAACTTTGTAAATGCTTGGTTTAAAAGAATTAAAATTCATGATATTAAGTCACAATATTTCCGCGAATACTACCGATCAGGTAACGTCTTCATGTATCGTGTAGACGGTAAGATCAAAACCGCTGATACAGGAAAGATCTTAGAAACTTATGGAGCCACTAAGAGTGTACCTATTCCAATCAAGTATCTGATCATGAACCCAACTGACATTGCTACTAAGGGTTCTATTTCTTTTAATGACTTTCAATACTTTAAAGTTCTTACTCCCTACGAGATCTCTAGGCTTAAAGACCCTAAAACTGACCATGAGATTGAGATGTATAACTCTTTGCCAGAAGATGTTCAGGTAAGAATCCAAAACAACACTGCCACCACTACTGAGCGGTTATATATTAAATTAGCTTCGGAGTTGTTACATGTTGTATTCGCTAAGAAGCAAGACTACGAACCACTTTCTGTTCCATATGCTTTCTCTGTTCTTGATGACATTAATAAGAAGCTAGAACTTAAGAAAATTGACCAAGCCATTTCTCGTTCCATTGAGAATGTTGTTTTGTTAGTTACTATGGGCGCAGAGCCAGACAAGGGTGGAGTGAATCATAAAGCATTAGCCGCGATGCAGAATATCTTCAAGAATCAAAGCGTTGGGCGCGTTCTTGTATCTGATTATACCACAAAAGCTGACTTTGTTATTCCTGATCTTCGCAAAGTAATTGGGCCGGAAAAATATGAGATTTTAAACCGCGACATTCAAGAAGGGCTTCAGAATGTTCTCCTTGGAGATAACAAATATGCAGATGGACAACTTAAGATGAAGATCTTCATTCAACGTCTTGAAGAGTCCCATAGTCAATTTATTAAAGACTTCCTACAACCAGAGATTCGTCGCATTTGTAAAGCTGCGGGGATGCGTTCTTGGCCAGAAGTAAAATTTGTTAAAACAGATACTATTGATAATTCTGACATGACTAAGCTTGCTACTCGCATGATGGAGCTTGGAGTTCTTACTCCAGAACAAGGCATGAGTGTTGTTCATAATGGAATATTCCCTAAAGCAGAAGAATTAATATCAGCTCAAGATAAATTCAAAGAGCAGAGGGAAGATGGTTATTACCTACCCCTAGTAAATAGTATTAACCTATTTCAAAATGAAGAAGAATCTGCCCCAGAAGCTAAACCCGAAGTAGCTCCTGTAGCTCCTTCTGGTGGTCGCCCGATGGGAGTTTCCAACTCAAGCTTTTCAAAGAAGCATATTGTTGAAGCTACTCAAATGGTTAGCGAATTTGAACTTAGAGCTTATCGCGACTTCGCTCTTAAGTTTGGTTTAGAAGAACTTGACGAGGAGCGGAAAGATTTAGTTTCTCGGGCTTGTGAATCAATCATTGTTTCTAAGCCAACAAATGAATGGGATGAGACTTTATCCAGTGTCGTAGAAAATTTAGACAATCTTTCTAAACTAAATGTTGATCCAGATGTGTTAGACGTAGGCTCCAAGCATCAACTTGATGATATGTCTGCTGCAATTTTACATCACTCAACTAAAATTTAAGTGTATAACATTCTATGGATTTAAAAGATTTTGAGGTAAGTAGCTTTGATTGTAACATCAAGGCGCTCAAAGAAGCTGACTACGAGAAGTTTGGAGTATCAGAAGGGTCTATCGCAGAAGCTGCTAAATCTTTATTGCCAGAAGACTTCGACCCGTCAGCAAACGTAGATGTACTTCCTGTAGTATTCAATCTCGCTGTAGTAAACGAATTTAATAAAAATGGTGATGGCATTGATTCAGAAACAGCAGTGTCAGCAGTAAAGAGGTTTATTAATAAGCCAATCAATATTGAACATAAGAAGCATAAGATCGTTGGACACATGATCAATGCTTCTCTTTCTGTAGAGGAAATGGATTTTAAAGATAATGCTATTGATTCGTACGCAGAAAAGGAAGAGCCTTTTTATATAAACGCTGCTGGCTTAATTTACAAAAATATTTTCCCTGAACTTGCTAACTCTATTGAGGAAGCCGCGAATGAAGAAAATGAAGAATATCAGAGTATTGCTACTAGTTGGGAACTTGCATTTAAAAACTATAAAGTCGTCTATGGATCAGATAGATTGGACGAATGTGAGATTGCCGAAGGTTCACAGGCAGAAGAGCTTAAGCAGTATGTAAAGGGGTTCGGAGGCAAGGGAGTTGATAAAGAAGGCACTCCAGTCCATCGTTTAATTTATGGTGAGACTTACCCTTTGGGAGCTGCGTTAACATATAAACCTGCGGCTAGAGTAAAAGGGATTTATACATCAGAACCAAAGAAAGAAGAAAAGAATGTTGATAATTCTTTAGCCAAGGAAGATAATATTAATATTAAAAATTCCCTAAAGGGGGAATATGATGTAACAAATAACAAATTCGATATTTTTGATATGGATAAAGAACAATTCGAGACATTAATGACACAAGTTGCCGAAAGCGTAGCTTCAGTAGTCAAGAAAGACGATCAGGCCAGCTCTGTTGGCGAGATTATGCGTGATGCTCTAACAGAGCATTCTGAAAACTGGAAATCTAAAGTTCAACTTGAAGCCGAAGCTCGTGAGAAAGCAGAAGCAGATCTGACTGAAATGAAAGCTTCTTTTGATGCTGTTCAGACAGAACTCTCCGCTCTCAAATCTGAGGTCGAAGCTCAAGCTGCCGTTGAGTTATTTAACTCTCGTATGAACTTTATTGACTCCACATACGAACTTACTGAAGCAGAGCTTAAGTTGGTCGTAGATGAGTTGAAGGTTGTTGAAGCTTCTGATGAGGCTTTCGATACTTTCAAAGAAAAACTTTCTATTCTTTTTGCAAGCAAGACTAAAGAGTCTATTGCAGCTCAAGAAGAGGCAGTCAAAGCTAAAATTGAAGAGGCTATTGCTTCCAAGATGGCAGAAGAGACTCCTGAGCAGCAGGAAGAAGTTGAGGCTAGCGAAGACGAGTTGGAAATTGAAGAGGTTGAGGCCGCTACTATTCCAAACAACAATGCAGAAGCTTCAGAACAAATTTCTTTGGTTGAAAAACTGAAGGAGAACTTCTCTGTAGAAGTTACCAAATAAAAATCTAATTATAATAAAAAATTATGGCTAATGAAATTACCAATTTGCTACCATTTCGCCAATATGACGATAACGATGTTATCAACATGTTTGCTATGGAAGGCACTGATAAGGCCGCAGGTACTCTTGTAAAAGTATCAGCCGCTAATCTCAATGACGATCTTGTTGATCTCGTTGACGGTGGAAGCGCATTCCTGACTTCTCAGGGCAATGCTTACTCTCCACTTTCTGTTAACCCACTTCGTGTGGACTCTGCTGGATCTGGAGATGCAGCTCTTGGAATTCTTCTTCGTGACGTTCGCGACACGGATGAAAATGGCGAGAAGCTTCGTTTCTACCCCCAAAAGAAAGAAGAGCTTCAGTGCGTTCTTTCTGGAGAATCTGTACCTGTCGCAACCAAAGGAGTCTTCACTCTGCTGGAAGGCGCTTTCACTGGAGCTGTTATTCCTGCTGCTGGAACAGACGTTTACGGACACGCTGCTGGAAAACTTGGCGTAGCTGGCGGAACCGCAGTAAAAGTCGGTCAGGTTCTCGCAACTGGATCTCGTGCTGCTGGTGATACCCACGCAGGAGGATACGCGATTGTCAACATTAACATCTAATTCTCTCATAGATTATGAAAATTACTATTAAAAATACTGAAGATCAGTTAGCCCTTGTTCGCGCAATGGGTTCGAATAATCGTGAGGAGGCTTACGAGGCTCAGGCCGCTGTTGCAGAACTTCTCGGGCCTGTGGTCACTGAAGTTATCAACAACGCAGTGACCGTTGGGAATCTTTTCACCACTCTGACTTATCAGGCTGATGACAACCCTTCCCTTCCTCTCGACCTCTTCCACGATGTCACTGATGAAGATTATGTACAGGTTTACTCCCAGCAAGTTGCTGGTGGACTCCCTTACAACCAAGTCTTTCCAGCTCACAACGAGTTGAAGTTTAGCACTTACACTCTTGATAGCGCACTCGCTTTCGACCGTAAGTATGCTAAGAAGGCTCGCGTTGACGTTGTTTCCAAGACCTTCACTCGTATGGCTCAGGAAGTTATGCTTAAGCAGGAGCGCACTGCATTCAATGTGCTTGCTTCCGCTCTTGTCGGTGGAGACAGCTTGACTGCTGCTGCTGGTGATCATATCATCTCTGCTGCTGGTGCTAACCTTGTTCTTGATGACTTGAATAACCTTATCACTAAGTCCAAGCGTATCAATAGCTCGTTTGTTGGTGGAACTCCTGTTGGTGGTTCTAAGGCTGGCGTTACCGATCTTCTCGTTTCTCCTGAAGTTGTTGAAGATATCCGTGCTATGGCCTACAATCCTGTTAACACTCGTCAAGCTACTTCTGGAACTACCAGTATGGCTGCTCCTGAAGAGCTTCGCTCTCAGCTTTACAGTGCTGCTGGACTTCCAAGCTTCTATGGTATCAATATCATCGAAGTTCTTGAGTTGGGTAGTGGACAGCGTTTCAATAAGATCTTTGATGCTGTTAAGGGTGGCGTGAGCTTCACTGAAGCTTCTGAGCAGATCCTTATCGGTGTTGATCGTTCTCGTGACGCTCTCCTCCGTCCTGTCGTTCTTGATGAAGGTTCGACTGGTGAACTCAACGTTCTCGTTGATGACCAGTTCTCCGTCCGTCAGAACAAGATTGGTTACTACGGTAAAGTCGAAGAGGGTCGCGTTTGTATCGACGACAAAGCTCTTTGTGGAATCATCCTCTAATCGAGGTCTCCTAAATTTAAGGGTCGCCCTACGGGGCGGCTCTTTTTTTTTGATTTTTTTAGTGTAATTCATTATGATAAGTTATGTCCGATAAGAAAGAGTTTCTAGAAGAGTTCCAATTAGCTGATGGTAAAGACCGCACAGAAAAGGAAAACCAAATCAGTAAAGCAAAAGAACTCGAAAGCTTACTTGGTATTCAAGACATGAATCCATATAAGACTTTGAACAAAAGCATCTTTGCAGAGAACTTAGGATCAATGTCTATTTCTCAAATGACAGAGCTTGCACAAAGGGTGGGGATTTCAGGAATGGAGATGAGTTCAAAACCATCCTTAAAAAAGGCTTTAGAGAAGTCTTTCGATATATACCTGAGACAACATAATGTATCTGTTGCTGGACCACCTACTCCAGTAACTGAAGAAGTTAGTGATGAAGTTAAGAAGCTGTTTGAGCTATAGAATTCCCTAAAGACTGGTTTTGCTGTAAGATTATTTAATGAATGATCTTGGCTCACTAGCAACAAAAATAGTAAATTACGAGTTTTCAGAGGACAGAACAAGATTTCCTGTGTCTTATGTTTCCGGTTGGCTTGAGGCCAATATTGGCGAGCTTAATGGCCTTACTAATGAAGAATTTTATGTTAATGATACTGGAGCTATAGAAATTGCTACTGGCTCAGGATTATTGCCGATTGAGGAAAATATTCTCTCGACCCTTTATGAAATTCATTATTATGAAAAAGCTTCTAGGGATTCTCTTCGCGGCTTTACTTACGGAGGAGATACAGACTGGATAACTCTAAAAGAGGGCGACACTACCATCCAAAGACAAAACAAAAACTCTGTTGCTAAAACATATAGAGACTTAAAAGTTGATACTACTGACCGTTTAAATGACTTAGTTGGTCGTTACAACCAATACAAATCTTCTCCCTTACAGGTGTTTGGTCGAGATGGGGTCGATCCCATTGACAGTATTGACTCCTATCAATCTACAAGTTCTTACAGATCATTATAATGGCTTCATTAATTACATCTGCTCAAAAATTAGAAATTCAAAGTGCATTAGACGAAGTTCACGATACTTTCGCCAGAGACATTTACGTCTACATTGAGAAGAAGGTAACTACAAGACCCGCTAATTTGAACTACAATCCACTGTATGGCCGCACTAAGGACGACTCTAGGTTGAGTTCACAAACTACGCTAGTCAAGCACACAGTGCAAGCTAGAGTCAATTATGCGCCAAATCAGGGAGAGTCTGTAGTGGATGGTGGAGGGCAATTTAATTTAACGGCTTCTCATGGCAAGGTGAGAATCAAAGTTGATTCAGATGGTTACGAAAAAGTAAAGGATTCTACGAGGATTGAAATTGATGATGTTTTATTTACTGTAGATACTGATGCTAAAAATGTGGGGCCATTCTCGACTCAATACTATACTGTATTCCTTAAACGAGAAAACTAATGTCTAAAGCATTTATATCAGCAACTAAGTTCAAAGTAACTATAAATAAGGCTGCACTTCTCCAAGAAGTGACTGCTGGTAGGAATGGTAAGGTTACTGGTGTACAGATTAGGAAATATATTTATCCTATAATGGAAGAGGCTAGAAAAGACTTAGTTAGAGATTTCCACTCCCACTCTATTACCCAAGAAATTAAATCTGGACCTTCTGCCTCAAATAACTCTGGTACTTTAGGTGGATATGGAAACTTATTCTCTTTTATTGGTTTTAGTCAAGGAGATAGCCCTACGATCCCTATTGAAAATATATTGAACCAACGTTTAAATGTTAAAGTAAGGGCTGTAGGCGGGGGTAAATTTAGAATAACAATTATGAATGCGCCTTCGGCACAGGCAATTTTTAATGTAACACCAATTCCTTGGGCTAGTGGTTCCAGTTGGGCAGAGGGCATGGAAAAAGGGATTTCTAATTTAGGCTCCTTTTTGTATAGAGAATCAGGAGTGCCTTCTAGATCGGGGACTGGTATCCAAGTTAAAAACCCACTAAGAACATCTAACCTTAGAACAGGAAGTTACATCTCTGGCATTATGGATAAATTTTTACGAAATGTCACAAAATTTTAAAAAATGAAAGCTCAATTTGATCAAAACCTTTTATCTAGTTTCTACTTATGGTTAGAGAACCGCTTAATCAAGTCGGATTCTAAGGCTTACCTTACTGATGTGTCTAATTCATTTAAGTATGTTGATTTTGATGATATTCCATCCGATATGGTTGGATATCAAGGAGAGTACAGACAACTTGTTTCCGATTACGATATTGATGTGGTTAATTCTGGCTTCTTTGTTGGAGACGATTTTATTACGGGAGATTCTAGTGCAAATGGGGGTGTGTATACAGATTACAACAATGGTCGCATCTTATTCCCTGCGGCTTCTGGGACTGGGTTAAGTGTTTCGGGAGACTACTCTGTTAAAGAGGTCAATACTTATATTTCTCACGACAGTGATTTGGATTTTATACTGCAATCTGACTTCATTGAAAACGGGCAAAACTCTCCTTACTTTTATAACGATACAGCGAATATTGATAAGTCAGCTTATTTTTTACCAGCTTGCTTTGTGTCTTTAGCTTCGTCTGAAAATAAGGAGTTTGCTTTTGGTGGAGAAGAGGATACTAAAGCTAGAATTAGAGTAATGCTCTTAACTAAAGATTCTTATATTTTAGACGCTGTTATTTCTAAATTGAGAGACACAGTAAGGGAGAAAATTACGCACATCCCTTATGAGGAATTCCCCTACGCTTACTCCTACTCAGTAAAAGATTTTCCTTATACTTACACTGGTGTTGTCGCAAGTCAAGGCAGTAACGCACTTTCCTCCTCTATAGAGAATGTTACAGCATCAAAGGTGGTCTCAGAGGGTTTAAGGGAGAAACTAAATCAGTCCTTCTCTATTGCCTTTATTGACTTTGATTTGTCCACTTATCGTTTCCCACGAGCTTGATCCAGTGTATTTAAGTTAAACCTTTAAAAATTTAAAATATGTCTAATAGTAGAACACGAGTAATTTCCCAATCAAAAGCTGTTTATTTAACACCTACGGGTTGGACGAATGGAGGTGCTAACACCAAATTTACAGTTGAGGCTGATCAGCTTCAAGGAGTCGATACATTCTCTTATGAGATTGATTTAGCTGGGAGTCGTCAAGATGTTCGTGAATTTGGACAGTTGGCTAGGATTGGTACAGTCAGGATGTCTGAGATTAACCCCACTCTTTCCTTCGGTTATTATCTTAACTCTGGCGCTAACGAAAAACATCTTGGATTTAATGAGTCAGACGACAATACCTCGCAGTGTATTTCAGCTTTCTTAACCGAAGATGTTAATAAAAAAGAAAATAATATCTTTGTAGGCGTAGTCGATGAAGGCGACGATGCTGTAGGATTTGCTGCACAAACTCCATCTGATGTTATTGGATTTGGTAACTGCTTCTTAAGTAGTTATTCTGTTAACCTTTCTGTCGGAGAGATCCCCCGTGCTGACATTGAGATGCAAGCTTCTAACGTAGTCTTTTATTCAAATGATCGTGAAGGATTAATTTCTCCTAGTTTGAATTTAGATGGAACTAGGGCTGAACCTGCTACTACTGCCAACATTGACTTGCCAACTGCTGAAGTTTGTGCAGATTTAGATGGTGGACTTAAGGTTCTTAAGCCTCACGATATTACCTTAAGTTTCGCTAACAACGAAGGAGTTACAACTAAAGGTACTGCGGGAGGAATTGGTGGACAAAAGTTCGATACAAGCCTTAGTGCTGTTCAGTCTGTTTCGATTGACGTTCCTCTTGCCCGTGAAGTTATTGAGTCTATTGGAACCCAACTAGCTTATGCAAAGCCACTTCAGTTTCCAATTGATGTGACCATGAACATGTCTGCTCTCGTTACTGAGTTTGGAGAAGGCGCTCTTGAATATGCTCTTACTGGAACTGCTGGAGATCGTACAACTGATATTTCTGTAGCTCTGAACGCAGGTGGAGCAGAACAAATGAAGTTCACCCTGAAGGGTGCTGTATTAGATAGTCAAAGCTTCTCTCAAGGTCTGGATGACAACGAGACTGTAGACTTGACGTTCTCAGCTCAGATTGGTGGTGCGAGTACTTCTGATCAAGGTTTATTTATGACGAAGTTAAAAGCAGATGACACTATAACTAGGACAACCGCAGCAAAGAATGCTAATACTACTGCTGACGCTACTCAGCCTATCACACACGGATCTTAATGTTGTCGGCTATGGATAAACTAAAACGTAGAAAAATTAAATTATGGCGACAAGAACACGAGTAATATCACAAAGTAAAGCGGTATATGTTACCCCAACTGGGTGGGATATTTTCCACACGGGAACTAATAGTAGTAGAGATCGGCAAACAATTTCTGGACATCAATTACACAGAATTGACAACGCCTCTTTTGAGATTGATCTCGCTGGGAGTCGTCAAGATGTGCGTGAATTTGGTCAGTTAGCTAGAATCTCTACTGTAAGATTATCAGAAATCGATCCAACTTTGTCTTTAGGTTATTTCTTAGGGAATGGAGAGAATGAGTTAGCTTTAGGTTTTGATAACTCTTCTGGTGCTGATACCCAGATGATATCTTCAATTATTAATGAAGACCCAACTCAATCTCAAAGAAATATCTTTATTGCGACAGTAAAAGAAGGAGAAGACGCTTTTACCTCAAGCAAATGGAATACAGAAGAAGATAGCCATGATGTTATTGGATTTGGAAACTGTTTCATTAATAGCTACTCTGTAAACCTTTCTGTAGGAGAAATTCCTAGGGTTGATTTAGAAGTGCAAGCTTCTAATGTTGTTTTTTGGACGGGATGTCAATCTGGATTATTTAATCCTTCTCTTGATCTTGAAGGAGAGAGGACTCATTCTGGATTAGTTCTCTTGCCTCCACCTGACACTGGAGAAGTAGGACATGCTGTCTTAAGACCTCATGATGTTTCGGTATCTTTTGTTGACGACCAAATTAGTAATCTCACCAGTGGCACGGCTATAGGTGGAGTTAATTTCGCAACGATGCCTATTCAATCTTGCTCTATAGATGTGCCTCTTGCTCGCGAAGTCATTGAATCTCTTGGGACAGAAAGAGCTTATGCTAAACCTGTTCAATTCCCAATTGACGTTACTGTCAACATTAGTAGCTTAGTTAATGAGTATACTACTGGAGCACTTGAATTTGCTTTAACTGGAAGCGCTGGTAATAAAACAACCAATATTGATATTGAGGTTAAAGATGGAACCAAGGTCCGAAATAAGTTTGTTCTTACGGGCGCTCTTTTGGATAGCCAAAGTTTCTCCCAAGGCTTAGATGATAATGAAACTGTAGATTTAACTTTCTCTGCTCAAATTGGAGGAGCTTCAACTACCGATCAAGGACTAATGTTTACTGCTGCTACTGGAGCAGATGACGGAATTTCAGGAGTATTCTTGACTGGTATGGATGGTACTTCTTATATTGTGTCTGGTGCTGCTGCTTTAGATCAACCAATCGAAGTTCAAGGTTGGGCTGATGTAGAAGACCTTGCTGGTGGTTCCTTGCCAGATGGAGATGGTTACCCAGATGAGCCGTAATAGCTTACTTTAAATAATTACAAAGCCCTACCGAAAGGTGGGGCTTTTTTTTGTGTATTAATATGTAATGAAAGTCTATCAAAATGTCACGGGAGCAGAGGAAAGCACTATAGAATTCAACACTTTTGTTGAAGATTCTTATTCTGGCTTCTCTATCGCTGCTGGGGCTGGAGATGTTGTTACTGGAGCAGGTGGTAGTACAGGATTACTTAATAGTGGTTTTGTTTTTTCTGGAAGTGAAGGTTATATTTTTGACCAATCTGGAAGGTTTGTTGGGGGCTATGAATCTGAAGAGGTATTTAATATACTAGTCCATTCTAAATCTGATAACACCATGTCTTTCTTTATTAATGACGTTTTGATCGCTAATAATTATTCTGCGCCCACGGGATTTGATTATATCGAATTTGATAAACATGGGGAATCAACTCTTAATATAACACATAGTTATTGATTTTTTTCTGTACTTTTCGATAATATAGAGCAAACTGGTATGAAAGAGCTTTACTCATTTAAGATAAAAAGAAAGATCAAAGAGGAGATCAAATACGATAAAGAGGATAAAAATGGTAAAATCGTAGAGGCCAAAAAGACGAAAACTAAAACAGTTGTCAATCGTGTTGTTTTTGTTAAGCCCAATTACGGGAGTATTGAAGCTGGAGAGTTCTTTTATGGGCAGAAATATAATGATTTTATTAATGCTGGGTATTTGACTAAATCCATGCTTAGTAAGAAAATAGGAGATATCGGAGGAAATACCTCAAAATTATCAGATGAAATATTAACTAAAGCATTTTTAGATAATCTAGAGGCTGCTAGAACTATTGAATTTTACGAGGGGCAAGATAAGCTTGAAGAGGAGCAAGAAGATCGGCTAGGAGAAGCTAAAGAAATGTTCACTTCAACTCAGAAAGAAATTAATGATTTTGAGAACTTTAATAGAAGCCAGTATAGTCAAACCGCAGAATCAAAAGCTGAACAGAAGCTTATGGAGTGGTTTATTTTTAACTTCTCGTATTATGAAGACAAGGTTAAAGATAAAACTGATTTATTCCCCTTATTTGTCGGAGATGATTTTGATCAAAAAAGAGAGCATTATCTATTACTTTGCGAAGATCAAGAGGATATTGAAGGAGATATTAACCTTAAGAACAAAAGCATCTTTGATGAATCGTTTACTAGGTTAGCTCAAATTGCTAACTTATGGTATAACAAGATGGGAGCCAACCAGAAAGATCTTCAAGAAAGCTTAGAGCAAGTGTTCCCCGAAGAGTTTAAGTCCAAAAAAGACTAATGAAGAAGGAATCAGAACCATCTCTGATTCTTTTGGATATATTAAGAGGTTTCAGTAAGATAAACTATAAGGATGATTATCTTTATCTGAAGCACTTTATTGTTTACGATGATTTGCATTTAGCTGAGATAGAACTTCAGAGCTTCAACTCCGCTATAAAAATGGGAGTCAAGAATGAGGATGACCTAATCAAAAACGCTATTGAAAAAAAGTTTTGGTCTAAAGAGGAAGAGGAAACAATTAAAAGCTTAAAGTGGTTGATAGATAAATCCAACCAATCTCTGTCGAAGGTATCAGACTGGAATTTAAGAAAAAGTTTACAAAATTCTATTAGCTCAGATCAAGATAAATTAGATAGTCTTATAAAAAAGAAACAAAGCATTATTTCTCATAGTGCTGAAAGCTTTGCTGCTCGAAAAAGAAATTCGAAAACATTACTAAATAATATTTTCGTTGATGAGGAGATGAAAACAAAAATTGACGAAGATGATCTTTTTGATATTATGCCCTTAATAAACCAAAAGGTCTCTCAATTTATAGATATAGAGAATATCGTTACCGCAGCTTTTGATCCATATTTCTTTGATTTATACTCTCTTAATGAATCTAACCCAATGAGCATCTTAAATAAAGATATTTATACTATAACTCTTTGGCAAAAAAACTTACTCGTTTATGCTTCTGTTTTGTTGAATAAACTTAAAAACATGGATATTCCAGATTCAATTAGGGAAGACCCCGTAAAGATCTATAAATACCAAGGTCAGGCTGAACAAAAAACTGGGGAAAATGTGGTACATGGAGTGGAAGATTTAAAGGAAAAAATGAAGCAAAAAGACGGCAAACTGTCTGCTGAAGATTTTTAAGTGTATTAAATTGAGATGGCAGCTCCAATTAATATTAACGCTAATCTTACGTTAAACCCTTCAAGCATCAATGCGTCAGCGAAGCAGGTGCAGCAAGCTTTAGGTAGGATTACGGGTTCAGCCTCTGAATTCCAGAAGTCACTAGATGCCTCTACCGCTCGTGTTTTTGCGTTTGGAGCTACTACTGCTGTTATTAATGGAGTAACTCAATCATTTAAAGCTCTTGTCTCCACTACGATAACGGTTCAATCTAAATTGGTTGAAATTAATGCGATTTTGGGGGCTAGCGCACAAGAGTTCAATAAATATAGGAATTCAATATTTAATGTAGCAAAAACTACTGGTCAATCTTTCGAGACTGTCGCTGATGGAGCTGCGGAATTAGCTCGTCAAGGTCTAAGTGCTACAGAAAGTGCTAAAAGGCTGGAAGCTGCATTAATACTAACAAGGATATCTGGATTAGGTTCTGCTCAATCTGTTAAAGCCTTGACTGCTGCTATGAACGGTTTCACTTCTGCTGGATTAAGTGCAGAGCAGGTTGTGAATAAGATTGTTGCTGTCGATACCGCTTTTGCCGTTTCTGCTCAAGACCTTGCTGATGGTTTTAGTCGAGCTGGATCTACAGCTGAAGATGCGGGAGTTAGTTTTGATCAACTTCTAGGATTGATTACCGCTGTTGAACAACGGACTGCGCGAGGTGGAGCTGTTATTGGTAACGCATTTAAATCAATTTTTACTCGTTTGAGTAGGGGTTCTACAATTGATGACCTTAAATCATTGGGGGTTGAGATTGATGCTACCCAGACTGGAGTTCAAAAACTGCAAGCACTTTCTAAAGCTTTAGAGAATATATCAGATCCAACTGTAGCAAGTCAAATTAAAGAACTAGCTGGTGGAGTTTTCCAAATCAACGTTGTTAGTGCTGCTTTAAAAGATATTGGAAGTGAGTCTTCTATTTTCGGAAAAGCTACAAAGAAATCGTTTAATGCGACTAACGAAGCTACAAGCAAAAACATCGCACTTAACGAGCAACTTTCCGCTCAAATCAATTCGCTTGTGGTATCTGTTACAAGTTTAGGGGCAAAATTAGGTGGTTTAACTTTTGCTCCTTTGTTGAAAAACCTTGTGGGTATCGCGACTGTTTTATCAGAAGGTCTCGATTCAGCACTAGATCCAGAAAAAGGTAATAAATTTATTCAAGGTTTATTTAAAACAATTGGAGCTTTTATAGGTGGACCGGGCTTGATTATCTTCACAGTAGCTTTTGCTAAAATATTTAAAACTGTTCTAAAATTTGCTGCGGAAGGATTCAAGACCGTTATGCAGATGGGTTCTGCCACCGAAAAACTTAGAAATATTGAAGGTGGTATTGTTGGCTTATTGCAGAAAGATGTTACTTTAAGAAAGACGCTTGCAAGCACTACTGCGACTCAGGCCCAGAAAGAACAAGCTGTAATCACAGCCATTCAAAGAGAGAATGCCTTACTTACCCAGCAACAAGCTCTTGTTACAAACATAGCTTCCATGACTGCTCGGAGAGGTGTTACTGGCTACTCTGTTAGTGGAGGTTTCGCTGGCAAGAAAGGTAAAAGATTTTCTTCTGGTGGTGGCGGTATCATGGAGCCAGACTTAGAGACTGCGATGGTGAACGAAGCTCGTGATGCTCCTAGAGGAGCCTCACCATTTGTTACGAATTTTAGAGGGAACCCTGCTGTTATGAATACCTCTGAAACTAAAATGAGGATCGGAGGTAGAGAGGAAATCCTAACCGCAGAACAAGCTGATGCCTTAATCCCTAGATTTAATAAAGGAAGTAAGAGAAAAGGAAAACCAATTTCTACAGGAGATTACGCTTATCTAGTCCCGAAAGTAGGGGTAAGGAAAACCTTTGGACCCATGACTCATGATGGGAGAAAGTATGATGGAAGAACACCTATTCGTGGACCCAGACAAAATGCCATCGAAGGAGCTTCCGATAATACTGAAGCAAATTTAGAAGGAACTCTTACTAAAAATATTATAAATGGAGCCTCTAAGTGGACTCAAAAACTAAAACCTTTAGGGAGGGTGGCTGATTATAATTCCGTTCGCAGGGGGTTTGATACAACCGCTGGAGCTAAAGGAGGGTTGAAAGCGGCAATTGGAGGAGCATTCGAAGTCGCTATTTCTAGGTCTTTAGATTATGAGGCAGCTACAAGAGAAAACGGTGGAGATTTTGATATCAGAGGAGGAAAGAATTTACAGAGAGTTCAAAACCTTTTTGGTATTTCTCAAAGAATAGCAGACTTTAAGGTTTCAGCTAGTGATGGTAATAAAAGGAGCTTTTTAACTAAGATTAGAAAAGAAAAGGGTCTTCCGAAAGACCCTAATGCCAAGGGAAAAGCTGGAATGGCGAATGTAAGCAAAACAGAGCTAAATAAAGCTGCTGCTAAAAAAGCTAGATTAAATGTCAAAAATAGATATGGGAATGCCGCAAAATTCCAACAAGGCACAACAACACCTTTAAGTAAGTATAAGGCTGAGATGGACGCAGCTATCCGAAAGGAAACTGAGCGTCTAAAAAGAGACGTTTATAATAATGCTGGGTCTGGCTTCACGAATAAAGATGATATAGCTAGCAGAAAGGCAAGAGGAATTTACAAACCAATTTCGGGAAGGCCGGGTATGCGTAGGAGGTCTACGGGTAGTCTTTCTGCATCTAAGTTTAAAAACCTCAAAAGATATTTTGCGGGATCTCTGATAAGGGGCAGTATGGGTCTTCTTGGGAAAGGCGCGAGCAGTATCTCAGGTAAACAGGCAGCTTATTCTGCTGGCATGACGGGTTTCATGGTAGGGCAGCAAAAGTTTGGCGAGGGTAAACAGGAGGATACTGCAAGAAGGCTGTTAGCAGAAGCTGAAGCAAAGTTAAAGAAAAACCCTAACGATCCCCAGCTTAAGCAATCGGTAAAATCTGCGGAGGAGGGGCTGAAAATGACGCTAGAACAACAGGCTAGCGCAATGGATTATGCTAAAATGGCGGGAATGAATTTAGCTTTTACAGCGATTCCGGGTGCGGTAGCAGGGGGATATCGCGGTACAAAAAATATTGTAGGTGCAGGTATAAATAAGGCTAGGCGACCCGCAGGTAATGCCTTTAAAAAAACTAGAATACCAGCAGCGTTCTCAAAGAAAACTAAAGTGCCGATGAGCACTACCTTACCACAATTACAAAAAATCAACAAGGGTAATGCTGGTATAGATCGTGCCAGAAAGTTTGTGGGTAATAAAGCGGGCTTCGGTGCAGCGAGTTTGGCAGGAGCAGCAGGATTACAGATGCTTAAAGATCCTGTAGCCGATTCAATGAAGACCTCTGGTGGGCAAGATACTGCTGGTAGTATAATCACGCGAGGACTTGCTGATGCGGGATCATACGGGCTTTCTGCTCCCGGTCCATTGAAAGCACCTGCTGCGGTTATTGGTTTTGCTAAGTCTATGGCTGATCAGTTTGAAGAGGCATTAAATAACCAAGAATTTCAGGAAGCTGAAGGTAGAAGGCTTGATGACTTTCATGGGGCGCTTAAAGATAGACAGAGTTTAGAGGCTCGTTTCGGCCTTACTGGTGGTAAGCTTTCAGGGAGAAATCACCAAGGAACTGGATTTTCGATGGCTGCTAGAGCAGCTGGAACAGATGGTCCAAAGAATCTTGGGATGGATGATAAGGGAAGAAGTCTTTCAGAGTTACAAAAGCTTTACGGTGGTAATGCGAAGGGATTAGGAAATTTCATTGAAAAACTAAAACAGGGTCGTGCAGCATATGCTGATACGGCATCTGAGTTTACTAGGAATTCTTTACAGTTTAGTCAGGCTGCAAATGGCTATGAACAACTATTGTACATTAGGGATCACTTAATAGAAAATGCAGATGCTATGGGCGAGTACAGGTCGAGTCTCGCCGCGATGACAAAAGAACTTGAGGGATTAGCAAAAGGCGGGGGTATAAATAACTTTATAAAAAAAGGAGAGGTAACCGCTCGGAGGACAAAACAAAGAGGTGACTTCTTGGGGGCTATGACTGGACCCGGAAAGGAGGATGCAGTATTAAAAAACAAAGTACAGAGTGTATTTTTGAGCGCACTTAATTCTAAGGTGGCTATGGGTCAACTCGGCGTTCAAAGTGCTGGTTTGCAAAAGCTTCCATCAGATAATGCAGAAAGAGCGCAGTTCATGGTCGATAATGAAATAGGACCACAGAAGCCGAGGGTCGATCAACTGGGCAACAGAGAAACTCAACATGCAGCTAACAATAGAGCAATAGCTGAACATTTTAAGAAAGCCGTAGAAGAAGCTGGAAAGGTTTTCAATGATAATGTTAAGCAGGGAGCTAAGAGTCTGATTATGGAGCGCATAGCCATAACAGAAAGAATTAAACAGCTTCAAGGGGACAAAAGAGAATTAACTGGAGGAATTGATCCAAATACTAACAAGCCTGTGCAAGGATCTATAAACACTAAAGGCGTTTCAGAAATTGTAACTGGCGCTAAACAGGGGCCAATAGATGCAGGTAGAGTTAGAGATATTGTTGCGAGCTTAAACGAAGCCAGAGATGCTGGAGATGTAGACCGCTTCCAAATGGCGATGTCTACTTTAGATGGTGAGCTTCAAGGAAGGCTGTCTGGAAACGAAGATAAAGTTCTCGATCATTTTGGTTTCACATTAGATGACAGTAGTCAAGGGAAGAAGAACCAAGCATTTTTTGATAAAGTTAACGAAGAATCTGTTGTTACAGATGGGGTGATGCCGGAAAGAGCAAAACCCGGAGATTCTGAACTGATCTACTCATTAGGAGGATCTGGGAGAGACCGAGAAAGAGCTGGAGAAATAGACGACGAAATAGGGGATAACAAGAGAAGAAGCGAATTCCTAGATGATCAAATAGGTAAATTAGGCGATCAATTCGGGAAAAAGATCGTTGATGACTTGCGAAGATCCGCAGAACAGGCTCGGAGGATGGCTGATGGCTTGAATGCGGCGGGTGAAGCAACTTCTGGATTAGTAGATGTCGCTGCCAAGGTGAACGAGTTAAGGAAACAGGCTGAAGCAATAATTGAAGCAGATAAGGCAAGAATAAAAGAATTAGGTGGACAAATTAAATCTCAACAATTCCAAATTGATGATCTGGGTGGCCAGCTCGCTAACATGATGGGTGGTCCTCCTGCTCCCGCACCTACTCCCGTACCACTTGAAGGCAGCGATTAATTTAAAAATATTTATATGAGTTTAATTGTTAACAATGTTATTAATGCTTCATCTACAATAAGTTATTCTTATCTTAGTGAGTCTGAGATTTTTGGATATCTTATTACGTTAACAT